TTTCATTTTTAGTCCTCCTTTTATTTTTATCCCACGACCGCCCGGGGGGCGGTTTCGCTGTCTACAGCTCGTCAGGTGGGCTTTATGCGGCTTTAAAGTCACTGTGCATCCCCACTTCGCCGCTTTCTGGGATATCTTCTAATATCGCGGTTAGTGTGTAGTATCTGGCGTTGTACCAAGTGATCTCTTTACCGCTTTCGGGCTTGTATATCCAGCCACCGAAGTTTTGCGCGTGGTTTATGGCCGCTGCCAGTGTCGCGAAGTGGATTTTTGTTGCTTCATCAAAGTTGATTTTCATATGTATTCCCCTTTCTGGCCTGGGGTTGTGACCAGGCCTCCAGCATTACCAGCGGTTGCCCGCTGTCACTCTGCTTTTACCGTTTGTTCCCGCAGGCGCGCTCCTCGTTCGGCTGTTGTCTCCTCCGGGTTTCCCGCTGCCCTTGGCCGGCCTCATGCCTGGCTTCCCTGGGCGGTGGGTTTGGGTGGCGTATGCTGTTGTCTGTCTATGTACATGCTATCATGCTGGCTGGTAGCTTGTCAACACCTATTTTTGATATTTTTCCGGGAAATCGCAAAAAAGCCCGCAAAGCGTTGGGGCTGTAAGGGAAATTTGTTTTTGTGAAATTTTAGCTTCATTATATGGAGAGGAGGTGGATGCCGTGGAAGATTTTGCAAAGCAGGTCGGGGGACCTGTTTTTTGCTATATAGAGGGAGGTGGCGACGGTGCTTACAGCAAAGCAGGCTAATTTTGCAGATGAGTACTTGGTGGACTTTAATGCGGTAAGAGCGTATAGGGCGGCTTATCCGGGCTGTAAGAGCGACAATACCGCTGGCGTGGAAGGCCACAGACTCCTAAAAAATCCTAAAATCGCGGATTATATACAAAAGCGCATGCAGGATCGCCAAGTGCGCACTGAAATCACCCAGGACAGAGTCCTGCGGGAGTACGCAAAGCTGGGCTTTTTTGATCCGCGTAAGCTTTTCAACGCCGACGGCAGTCCCAGAGAGATCGCGGATCTGGACGACGATACAGCCGCGGCCATCGCCGGTTTGGATATAGCAGAGATATATGAGGGGACAGGCGACAGTCGTCGGTTTGTCGGCTATCTTAAAAAGTACAAGATAGCAAACAAAATCGGCGCCTTGGACTCTATCGCCAAGCACCTCGGTATGTTTATCGACCGGCAGGAAATCACCGGCCCGGACGGGGGCCCGCTGCAGATGCAGGTATCCCGGATTGCCGGCATGACGGAGACAGAGCTGGATGCCGCTCGCAAATTGCTGGCGGAGGACGACGATGACAGTTTAGATGTGCTGCCGGAGATTACAGATTAAAGCGGCGCGTCCTAGTGCTTGGACGAGCTTTAGCGGGGGCGAACAGCCGAACCGGCATACTATATGTAGTATGTCAGGAATGGTCAAAAGGTCAAAGTCTACAATAATTATGGTAACTTTCAAGAAAGCCAGTGATACCAAGGCTTTGCGGGTTTGAGGCTAGTTGACATAGCGTCTATTAGCGGAACTAAAACCTCTTTCCATGCGACAAAGGTCAAACTTTTGCCTCTATTATACTACTGCCGGCAGGGTATCACCCCCCCTCCCTGCTGTATATAGGATGGGGATGGCGGCAGCGCCAGGCCGGACCGGAGGCGGGGGTACCGGGGGTGATTGAATAGTTGGAAGAAGGCTGGCTACTACCTCGTAAGATATATCTAAAGGAAAAACATCGCAAAATGGCCCTCACGCTTACAGGCTCTAAGGCTGAGGGGTGTTTTAGCAAGGTATAACTGGGTATCCCTTGCTCCCTGTTTGGAGGTGATATATATCGGTGAAAAAAGAGACGCTAGAATACCTCCGTGGTGAGAGAAACGCAGTCAAGGACGAGTTCATTATTAGTCGGGAGAAAACAGACACGGCTGAGTTGCTTCATATATCACACCCGGGCATAGAAGAACCGCTATATCAATTGTGGCACACTACTAAGTGCAAGAAGGTAGTTTCCTGCAAGGGCGAGATAGGGGAGTCGGTCAAGCCGAAGCACACGGGAGGAAAGAAGCCGTATGTGATACTTGTGCAGGAGGTCGGACAGGGGGAATACTCCGACCTGTCTATTGAAGCGTCTGCGCTACTATGGAAGTTAATTCGCGGTGGGCATGTAGAGTGGCACACCAGCAGACTCATCCGAAAGCGTGACAAGGCGGCGCTGACAAAGGCAATGATGCAGAAGATGCTTAAAGTGGGCGCGGTAAAAATAAAGAGGGCATTAAGCGAGCTGACAGCCAAAAAGGTACTTACTTACGACAGGTCCGCAAGGGCCTATTTTATTGACAGGAAGCTGGTCAAGAAGGGCGGTGCTCTGCGTGAGAATCAAGTACGAGAAGGGGTTCACCCCGGAGAGGATAACGGAACACTTGGCGCGGTTTATCCGGGAGAACAACCTTGTGATAGGGGCGGTAAACGTGTATATCCAGCTGTATGACGAGAACATGAAGCCGCTTAAAAATGACGGTGACGAATATCTTGTTTCGCCCGGCGACATCAGTAAGCACGAATATGTTGAGGACGTTGTCGGCATAAGGCGAGGCAGGATGAGGGCGGTATAGATATGCCACCCAAAAAGAAACCTTCAATACCAAAAGGGGCGTTGGAAAAACTGCGGCGCCTGCGTGACGACTTTGGCTTTTACGCCTCAAAAGTGCTGAAAATCCGCACAAAAGAGGGCGAGTTAATACCGGGCGCAGGAAGAGTACCGCAGACTAAAAGGCTATGGCTAAAAAACACACAAAAACGGAGATGGACATCGAGGGCGAAATCCTAAAGTGTAAAAAGTCCTGCGCCCGCTTTATCAGGCGCTGGGTGTACATAGAAGATAAGGACGAGGCCCTTGCCGGCAGCGCCGGTGTGGTGATCAAGCTTCTTCTGTGGCCGCTGCAGCTTGTAGCCCTGGCGGCTATCCTGGCCAAACGGCTCTTGGTCATTCTCAAAGCCCGGCAGCTGGGGCTGACCTGGCTGGCGCTGTCTTACGCCGTCTGGCGGATGCTCTTCTTTCCCGGCTACACCGTTGCGGGTGTGTCCCGCACGGAGGGCGAGGCAAAAGAGCTTGTGCGCCGGATTACCGTAATTTTACGGGCGCTGCCGCCCTGGATGGCCCTGGAGCGGACGCCGGAAAACAAGAAGCGCCTGGCGGTTTTTTACGGACCGGTCTGGAGCTCTACGACGGAGACTATCACTATCGATCACCCCGGCGGGATGACGTCTGCGTTTAGAGCGCTTACCAGCTCTCAGAGTTCCGGCAGGTCTTTTACCGATAACTTGGTGATCATTGATGAGTGGGCCTACCAGCAGTGGGCGGAAGATATCTGGAGCGGCATCTATCCGACGGTAAACCGTCCAACCGGCGGCCAGGTGATCGGGCTCAGCACTAATAAGAGAGGATCATTTTTTGAGCAGATATGCGCTAAGCCGGATGATTATGGTTTCGACCGCACGTTTCTGCCCTGGTGGACGGATCCCAGGCGGACTAAAGAGTGGTACGAGGCTACGAAAAAAGCTATGCCTCACTCCTGGCGGCAAGAGTATCCGTCTACGATAGAGGAGGCCATGAGCGCCGGGGAAGGCACCGCTTTCCCGGAGTTCACCGAGCAGATTCACGTCTGCCGGCCGTTCAAGATACCGGCGTGGTGGCGCAGGTGGCGCGGCAATGACCCAGGCTATGCGGACCCCTTCTACTTCTGCTGGTACGCTGTGAGCCCTGACGGGCAGGTCTATATCTATAGAGAGTACACCCGCACGGAAAAGGACCCGCGAGTGACATATAGTGACCAGGCACGGCAGGTTATAAGGATGTCCGTCGTGGGCAGCGAGATAGGCCAGACCGAAAAAAATGAAAAGGGCGAAGAAGTACCCGAAGACATAGGCTTTACAGTAGCAGGTCGGGACGCCTGGAACAAGCTGGGACGCGGCCTTGCTTCGCAAAAAACCCCCTCTGACGGCAAGTCTATCATTGACTGCTACGCCGAGGGCGGGCTTTACAGCTGCATTGAGCCGCCCAGAGACACCAAGACGGATCGGATTTTACAAAAGGCCATCATGCACGAATATCTAAAACCATACCTTGACGAGAACACGGGGCGCACAACGGCCAGGTTGCAGATATTCAACACCTGCACGGCGCTCATTGAGGCGCTCCCACAGCTGGTTGTCGATGAAAAAGACAGCGAGAAGGTATCTGAGGAGCCGCACATCTACACGAACCCTTTCAAAGGGGCGATTTACGGCCTGATTGCGCACCACTTGAAGAAGTCCAAGCCCCCCCGAGAGGAAAGGTCCGAAATACAAAAAGATAAGGACAAGCTGGCGAAGATGCGCCGGGGGCCGGGCGGCAGGATGAGGATGAGGAAGGTGGGGATTTAAAGGGAAAGGAGGCCGGTTAAGGTTGTGTGCAGCAACTGTGATTGTGACGACGACTTCTTTGACATTGACATGGAAATTGAGGATGAGTAGGAGGAGGCGCTTATGCCAAAGTACAGGAAGAAACCAGTGGTGATTGAGGCTTATCAGTTTACCAAAGGTAATTTTTGCAGAGAAAAGGAGCCGGCCTGGCTAAAGCAGGCCATACAATCTGGTCATGTTATCTTATGGAGCCAATACAGCGGTGACGTTATTGAGGGTGAGGTCAAAACATTGGAAGGCACTATGAAAGTGTCTGA